GTGAGATCTTTGGTTGGTGCTGGTTTCTGTGCTTCATTCAATGTGACTTTAAGTTTCTTGAGTCTTTTAATCTCAGCATCTATAGTTTCCATGGTGATGATGGGTTGTTCGAATTCTAAAAAGGATTTAATAAAATCAGTTTGTTGTTGCGATTGTTGTAAGAGTTCGCGAATCTTTAATATTTCAATAGGGGAGTGGTTGTTCATGGTGATAAAGGTGTTGCAGGTTGATAAGGTTTGCTGACCAAATATAAAAGTTAGTGGCCAAAGGCTCTTTAATTGGTAACTTTCCTGCAGCATTCCGGAGCTGAGGGAGCGGGTCCTGCATGTGTTTGTGATTTGGTGATCACCAGGATTGGGTTCAATACCAAACCTGGTAAGATCTAACGGTTTTCTAATTTGTGGGGTGGTATTGTTAAAATAGTTGAATTGTTTGGGTCCTCCTGTATCTGTGTCGATGGGATACAAAGATGACAAAAAATCTAAGGACTCACCTAATTCTGCGAAATCCAAATCGATTTGGATCTGTCGTAAATGCCATTGATCTAAGTCATAATGCCGAATAAGATCGGAGTACGTTTCATCGACGGGATCATGTTTGGTATATTTCATTTTCCATGGTTCTGGTCGTGGTTGATATTCTGGAAAACCCTCAGTAAGGTACAGCAATCGATTGAGTAAAGATCTCAAAGGTGGTATAAAACTACAGGAATTCATCAATCCCAAAGCTGTGCCTCGAACAATTGACTGAGGTGGTATGTTCAAGGGGGGTGAAACGTAATAGGCCAAGTTGCCCATAACTTTGCCAACTTTGGGTCCAAACACTAATCCATCTGAGGTGTGATATAATCGGTTGCTACAAAATTCTATGTCAATCAGGTCTTTGTAAATAGCCTTGCTCTCAAATCCCAGCCCGAACATATAAGTTTTGAAATCGATTTGGCCTTGGTATTGATGGCTGATGGCATTGTCGTCTCCAGCGGCAACCATAAACAAAGAATTTTTGGCATCTGAAATAGTACAACCAGTGTGTTTTACGTAAATGTAAACATGGGTAAACATGTTTTGTAGTGTGTTGAACAGTGTTGTGTAAGGATCACCTGACTTTCGAGTTCCTGGAACTGAATACTTGAAACCGTGAAATGTGTATCCATGAGTAAATATGTTGGCTCTCATTAGATCGAGAACAGCGCGTGGTGCACCCCATTTTTTAGCCCAGAACAATTCCAATTCGCATAAAGGCTGTGAAACTGAAACATCCCATTGTGACACATCATCTTCAACATGCAAACAGTGAGGCTTGTTTATAACATCTGCAACTTGTTTGTTGGTAAGTGACGAAGAAAAAACCCAATTATGTTTGTTGGGGTGAAAATGCCGCTTAATACGAGCCTGCAATTTCATAATGAATGGTCCCACCAGGACAATGAACTCGGGACTAGCACCTTGAATCATACGTGGTGCTTTAATCTTGATACCATCTGGAGACCGATAATTCATCTTTTCAACTTTTATAAATGATTTACGCGTTGTCCACTTGTGTAACTGTTGTTGGGTCAAAATTGAATCATAGGATATGCCTTCAGCCAGCAACCTCTCGTGAGTCTCTCTAAGTATCTTCTTGACTGCCACACTTGCATTGGTGGTATTAATGTATTCTTCAAATGAATTATCGTCTAACAGGATTTTAAAATTTGGCATAAGTTTATAATGATTCTTCTTCATAAATGAAACATAATGCGATACCTCTAAGGGGTTAGGCGTGGACGCGAGAACTCGGGCTTGTAAAGCAATCAACTCATTATGGACGTTATTTGCATAAACGGTTGGTTCATAGCCAGAATAGCCTATGCCATAATGAATTGTATTCTTGGAAGTTTTGAGTGGGTCAGCTGGGTATTCACCCTTAAAAGTGACTTTGGCCTTAGGATTAATCTTAAATGTGATTGGCTGGCAGTTTATTGACTCAATCTCGATCCAACCGGGGTTGGGTTCGATCCCTTCCGTGGTTAGATCAAACATAAATGGAAAACGGTTGTACGTGAAGGATATAGGATTACGCACAAATAAAAGAAATTTCCTTACTATGCTGTGGTGTGAGAATAACTCAGTAATCACTTGATTAGTTGGTGAGACATAAAAGAATATTAACAGGAGAAACGCCAAAATGAAATATTTGGTAAAATAAGTACGCTCATTATCCTCACATGGCAACATATTTTGTATAGGTTGTGGAAAATTCTTAGTATAAACGA